GGTCAATATATTCTTATCATCGACACATGTTATTTCACCTGTTATAAATGTATTGTATATGGATTCGTAGAAATTCATTGACTTGACCATTTCTCTCAAATCAATGTTACCTCCTTTAGAAACAAGCATGCATAGATCAAGATCATATTGCCCTGGCTCAGTCATCTGTGTATTATTACTCAGATCTTCATATAAAGTTTTTTCCATTATGAAACCAGATCAGTATACTTTTCGATGAATGCATCCACGTATGCAGGATTTAGAATATTAATATTCATTTTGCTGTTATTAATCCTTTCTTCATAAGTTTCATTTGAAATAGGATATAATTGTACAGAACCAGAATGGCCATAATCCCATATATCACCATCTTCATCTTCGTAATGATGAGTCATTTGACTGCCTGTTGGGTATTTCTTTAATAATGCAATATTGAAGTCCATTTGTCCTAATGGCCAATCTTCATGGATATTTTGTATGTCATTAATTAGAATAATGACCCAATGAAGTTCCGAATCTCCGTAAAGTTCGTATGCAATAGTCTCTGGTGTATCATAATCTTTGATGTGATATTTCATCAAATCTGTATAGTTAATTATACCAGCATCTGCTGGTCGGACTCTGGTGAAAATGTCCTTTACTATTTGATCATTGTATGTGATATTTTTTATACTTGAAAAGTACATAATCTTACCTTATCTGAATGCTTCGATATGTTGTTTGGTTTGGAAAGTCATCTCTGTGAAACCAAGGGTAATCGTAGTTTGTATTGGTGAACCATCATGGAATGCCTTGAAAGTATCGTCACCATATGTTACGGTTACATTCGTAATATATGCAATATCAAATTGACTGATATCCTCTCTTTTTTCGGATCCTCTCATGTAAGTCAATTTGCAAAGATCTGGGAAAGTATAAGTCATAGAACCAGAACTATTTTGAGGGCCAGCTGGTGCAGCAAAGAATCTGAAACTATAAACTATATCTTGTATCGCTTCCCATTCCTTACGATTTCTAGGAACCATAGTATGAGTTGTTGAAAATTCACGTTGATCTGGGCCCATATAATTGAGAGCTTTATTCTTAATAATTGATGAACCTTGTGAATTTGTTGTCCCAGAAAATGACGCTGAAGCATTGGTAACCGCCTGGACTCCCGATGATATTGCAGATCCTGCAGCATCAAATATAGAACCCCATGTATTTTCAACATTTTTCAGTCCACCTAATAGATTCGATTTTAAATCAGAATCATCGGTATTCCATTGTTGACCAGAGTTAACCTCAATCGATTGATTATGTGGTAATGCACATGTCCAAAGTCTTGTAGTATTAACCCCAATTGACGGTACAAATGCAAACCCACCTTTCTGTTTTGCTCCTTGTGATGGAGATGTATGTTCCATAAACTCATATTTCATCCACATAGTTTCCTCACCATTCCTGCCAAGATCAGCAGGAAATGAAGTAATATCTTTGGATTTAGAGTGTTTAGGTTTCTTTGGTGGTTGAGCACTATAGTCTGGTTTGTTATCTACAATACTACCATCTTTACGATATACAGGTTTATTTTTAACCTCATCAGATCGGTTTATTCCCCAAGCCATGGCTACATTCCTAATTATTTGCGATTAATTTAATACTATTTATAACCTAAATAAGAATAATGTTAATTACTAGTGTGAATATATAATGGGTAGATATCATCAAGGATATTTTAAGTGTGTAAATAAAAATAAATATAGAGGGCCTGCAGATAAAATATATTATAGATCCTCATGGGAAAAGAAACTAATGATATACTTGGATGCGAATCCATCTATTATATCATGGTCATCGGAACAAGTTGTTATACCATATAAAAGTCCATTGGATAATAAATTCCATCGATATTTTGTTGATTTTTATGCAAAGATACGTGACCGAGAGGGTAATATTGTTGAGTATCTTATAGAGGTAAAACCACGGAAGGAAAGAAAGTTACCAAGGAAAAGCAAGAATGAGGGTAAGTATTTAAAAGAAGTTAAGACCTATGCAGTCAATCAGGCTAAATGGGAAGCTGCAGAAAAACTTTGCAAGAAGAAAAAAATGATATTCAAAGTAATGGATGAATATGACTTAGGGATTAAGAAGTAGTTATAAATAGATATATGGAATCATTATTCGACAAATTGCAAGCACTTGCATATAAAAGACGTATACCGTCACAAACTGCAACCAGTAGAGATTGGTTCCAGTCACAAACTAGAGGTATGAAAGTCAAGCAGTCTGATATATTATCAGATCCTAATTTGGTTAGGAAATCTAGACCGACTCCAGGCAGAATGTTTCATTTCTCATATGATCCGAAACATAAAAAGACGTTACCTTATTATGATTCATTCCCATTGATTATAATGGTTGACAAAGCACCAAAGGGGTTTTATGGGTTAAATCTTCATTATCTCCCTATGGGATTACGTGCAAAATTCTTGGATGAAATGTTGAGAATTACTAATAACAATAAGTTTGATGAATCAACAAAGTTTGTTATGTCATATCAACGACTCATTGCAGCTTCAAAACTTGCACCATTCAAACCATGTTTTAAACATTATTTGATAAACAAAGTGCAGAGTGAGATAAAAATGGTACAACCGACTGAGTGGGAGATTGCTGTATTTTTACCGACTGCACGATTTAAGGGTGCATCTGCACGTAAAATTCATTCAGACTCAAGAAAGATAATAAAAGGTTAGTAATATGGGATTAGAATCACCATTTAAAGGGTTTGATCAGTTTGTCGATAATGTCCATATGGGCATTGCGCAACCATTTGCAAGAAGTAATAAATTCCAATTCCAATTAATTGGTGTTGGCAATCTAGTTCCTGTTATAGATGATAGAATGAATATGTATTGTTCATCAACAGAACTTCCAGATATTGCAATTGATTCAAATCAATCAGCGTCAACGAATAATAGACCAGAAAGAAATTATGCAATCTCTGCCAATTGGGCAACATTCTCTGCATCATTTTACTTATCACATGATTATAGAGAAAGAACGTTCTTCGAAAGATGGATAGATTCAATATATCATCGTGGTTCTGGTACAGTTGCATATTTTGATGATTATATTGCACAAGTTAAAGTATCTGCATTAGCATCTAATACTGTTATGCAAACACGTGAAGGTGCAGAAAAAACATATGAGGTTACATTGAATGAAGTGTATCCAATATCGATATCGAAAAATGAAATGACAATGGATGCTGGAACAAATGTATCCATAATGTCCATTAAATTTAACTATACAGATTTCACTACTGAAATAACTAAAGAAACATAATATAATATAAGGTGATAATATAATGAGTTTACCAAAATTGAATGCTCCAATATATACATTGACACTTCCTAGTAATGGGAAGAAAATTAAATTTAGACCTTTCTTGGTTAAGGAAGAAAAGTTATTGATGATAGCCAATGAAACTGGTGATCATCAGGAAAGGTCTGATGCAATTGGTCAGATAATTGAAAATTGCACATATGAAAAAATGAAGTATTCAGAAATGCCGACCTTCGATGTCGAATATATGTTTCTGCATCTTCGTGCAAAATCCGTATCCGAAGAGGTTGTTGTTAAAGTTCTTTGTCCGGATGATAATGAAACATATGCAAAAGTTAAAGTGGATCTAATGGCTGTTAAATGTATTAGACCTAAAAAGAAAGATAACCTGATAATGATGGATGATAAAGTTGGTATTCTTATGAAGTATCCTACAATGGATATGGCAATAGAAGATGCATCTGAAGATTCTACCTTTATTGAAACGATTAAAAAATCTGTATTATCGGTATTTGATGGTGATGCAGTATATGAAGCGGATGACTTTACAGATAAAGAACTTCAAGATTTCATTGAATCGATGAATAATTCCCAATTTCAAAAGATTATCGATTTCTTTAAAACCTTACCGAAAGTTCATTTGGATGTAGATTTGATTAATCCAAAAACTAAAGTAAAAGGAACTGTTAGAATTGAGGGTATCGAGTCTTTTTTCTAATAGCTCTTTCTCATAATGGATTGGGTGCATATTTGAAAACTAATTTTGCATTAATGCAACACCATAACTATTCGTTAGGTGATATTGAAAATATGATTCCTTGGGAAAGAGATTTGTATGTGGGTATGTTGATTGATTATATTGAACAAGAGAACGAAAAAATTAAAGCTGCAAACAATAAACGGAATTCAAGATAATGCCCAAATTACTCTTAAACCAGACAAAAACCGATAATTCTGAAACTAGTGTACAGGATAATCAATCGTTAA